TTCAAATCTGGGATTATACCAAAATGCTGCATCTAAAAGATTTAATTGAATTTGCAAATTTACCTCATGGTTTCGATAGAATTCCAATTGTTTACGATGTTCAAGATGAACCGCTTTGGTATGCTGTGAAAACTCCAATAGATAGACACGAAGTAGCTTTGTCTAAATTAGGTGATTCTAACGATTATTCTGGACATCCTATTTTGGTAACTGAAGGTGTGGTTATTGGAATGCCATCAAAAGAAGAAAGTGGAAAGCATTTTAATATTCCAATTACATTAGATGATGAAGGAAAACCAATTAAAGGAGCTGTAAGTTTTCTGGAAGCAACTACAGCTCCAGAAGCAAATAGGTTAGAGATTGATAAATTAGAGGATGTAATTGCCTATGGTTCTGGAGTTCCAAATCTATCATTAGAGAAACTAAAATCATTGGGTAATGTTGCTGAAAAAACGGTTAAGTTGATGTTTTTAGCAACAGATATTAAAGCATCATTGAAACAATCAGCTACCAGAACTTTCATTGAAAGATGTTTGAATATAATCATATCCGGAGTTACAAAAACAACCAATACGTCAATGGCAGCTTTAAGCAAAGGATTGTATTACGATATTCAATTCAATTCAATTCTTCCATCTGATATTTCCGAAAGCATCACAACGGTAACAACAGCTGTTGAAGGTAAAACAATGAGTAGAAGAACAGCCATTAAAATTATTGATTTGGTTGAAGATGTTGATGAAGAATTAGCATTGATTGAAGCAGAAAATAAAACGGAAATAGTTCCGACAAATAATCCAACTGTATAATGAAATCGAAAACAATAAATATTCCTATTTATTTTGGCAAACTCACAATCATAACTACTGATGATTTAGAAGAAGTAAATAAAATTTATAATACAAAAGCAAAAAATGAACTTTATGATGCTGTTATGTTTGAAATAGTAGATAATGATGAATACATTATCGCTATAAAAAAAGTGGAATGGTCCATTATATCACATGAAGTTGTTCATATTGTAAATGCAATATTTTTAAATTGTGGAATTCAACTTGACAGAAATAATGACGAACCTCAAGCTTATTTGACAGGTTGGATTATTAATGAAATAGATAAATATTTAAAATTAAATTAATTATGGAAGCAATAAATTTCAAAGGTGCAAACGTGGTGTTTGCAGAAAATCAAGAAGAATACAATTCATTACCAGCTTTTAAAGATGAAGATGGAACTGTGGTGACTTGTTTTAAATTATCTGAAGAAGAAATTAAAAAAATATCTGAAACTGGAGAATTATGGCTTTCAGTCATGACTTTCAATCAAGCGCTTCAACCATTATTTTTGAGTGTAAATAAAGATGAGGTTTTAATATTTAATGAAATAGATGATGAGAAAGATAATTAAAAAGTTTTTGTTTTTCATATTCGTATTCTTTCGAAAAAAGGATTCTGTTATTAAAACAAAAATTGAAGAAACATTAAAATCTTATGATGTTTTGATAAATCAATACGAATTGATTCAGCAAAAAAAATCTGAACTTTCGGCAAAGCAAAGAAAAGATGTTGTAGAACTTGTAAATCATTTAATCAGTATTGGACATTTGAAATTTAATAGTAAATAAAGATTAAGAAGCGTAAATGGAAACATCATAAAAAAAAACCGATACGATGCGCAACCAGTAATTCTTTTAGGGGTCATTTCGGTAAAGATAATATCCTTGCAGTAGTTTGGTTGAATCCTGAAAATCCTCTACTATAAAAACTCATTAGAAATAGTGAGTTTTTTTTATGCCTAAAAATTAGTTATTTATAATTAATATAAATAAGAAATAATTTTCTACATTTGTTCATTATAAATCAACAATTTAAAACATTTATTATGGCAGTAGAGAAAGCAAAAGTGATTGCTAGACTTAAGGCATTATTCCCAAAGGCTAATTTATCACAAAAAAGGTTAGACGCATTAGCGGATAAACTTGCAACCAAACCAGCTGACGATGCAGACGATGTGGCTATTGATGTAGTGATTAATGACTTTAATTCTATATTAAGTATTGATGAAATCGCCCGTGAGGATGATAGAGTTAGAACTTTAGAAGCAAAGGCAAATCCACCAGCACCAACACCAAAACCAACTGACCCACCAACTCCGGCAACACCTCCAGCAGATGTTCCAGAATGGGCAAAAGGATTGGTTGAAGCAAACAAATCATTACTTGAAAAAGTAACTGCAATCGAATCTGGAAATGTTATTGAATCAAAAAAACAAACCGCATTAAAATCTTTTGACAATTCAGAAATCCTAAAAGGATTAAAACCTGAATTAAAAGATAGATGGGTTAATAGAATTGATGTTAATTCTGAAACTCCAATCGAGGATCAAATCAAAGAATTAGAAACTGAATATTCTGAATTGGTTCAAGTAAATGCTGATGGTAATTCTTATGGTGGAGCTGCTGGTTCAGGTTCATCAAATCAAAAACCAGATCAGGCAATTGTTGATGAAATCGTAAACAATCAAAACATTTAAAAACTATGTCAACAACAGCAGATTTAGCTAGTCAAGGTCCTGCTTACGATACTGGAAACGATACTATCGTTGTAGTAAAAGTAATTGAGGCTATTCCAGGAGGTAAAACTCTTGATGTTACAGGATATTCTCCTGATGTAATTCCAGCTGGTCATTTGATCATTGAAGAAACTTCAACTGGAGTTCTAAAACCTATGCCTATTTCAGGTGCGAATTATGGCAGTTTGCCAGCTTCTCACACTTACAAAGGTGTTTTGATTTCAACAATCTTAACAAAAAAACCTTTTGCAGGAATTATGGTTAGAGGTACCGTAAACAAAAATGCTTCATTCTACGGAATAGCATCAGTATTAACCGCAGTGAAAGCAGCTTTACCGCTGATTCGTTTCACTCAAGACTAAATAGATCATGAAAGAATCATTATTCGTTCAGTACACATCATGGTTAAGTGCCATCATTTTAGGTGTTGTAACAAAGATTAATGGAGGTAAAACTGAATTGAGTTACCTTCATAAAACGATGCTTACAGAAGAATTGTCAACAGATTTGAAGTTCTCAACTTTGACAATTAACAGTACAATTGTAGCGGCCGACATTGTGGCAATGGATTCCCCATTACCGTTAAAAAAGCGTGATGCAATTGGAACAGCAAATGGCGAAATCGCCAAACTAGGTATGAAAAAGAAATTGACTGAAAAGCAACTTTCTGACATTGATACTTTAGTAGCAAAAAAAGTAGAAAACAAAGTTATCGTTGAAAAGATTTTCAACGATGCAGTTTCTTGTACAATGGGGGTTTATGAAAAGCTGGAATATGTTTTCTTGAGTGCTTTATCAACTGGTATTGCATTGATAGAAGATACTGAAAATGTTGGAACTGGAATTCGTGTTGATTACGGGTATTCAGAGGCCAATAAATTTGGAGTAGTTCTTCCTTGGTCTGATCCAACTGCTAAACCATTGGATGATATTTTAAGAGTAACCAGACAAGCGAAATCGAAAGGAGTTTCATTAAAATTCATGATGATGGACCAAGGTACTTTTGATAATCTTGCAGCAAACGAACAAGTGCGCCAATACTTTGCATTTTCTCAAAACTTTGTAGGCTCAAACATTCCTATTCCAGATCAAGAACAGGTTAATTCTATGCTTCAAAAACGTTACAAATTGACAATTGTTATTGTTGATAGAACCGTAATAACAGAGCGTGATGGTATTAGAACTGTTCAAACTCCTTGGGCTGAAAGCAAAGTTGTTTTCTTGGAAACTCAAAAAGTAGGTCGCTTGGTTTACGGTATTCTTGCAGAAGAAACGAGACAATCAAAATCAGCAACTTATGCAAAAGCAGGAAAGTATATTCTTTTGAAAAAATGGTCAGAAGACGAGCCTTTCTCTGAACATACTTCTTCTCAAGCATTGGCTTTGCCAGTTATTGATGCAGTGGATAGTATTTATCTTTTGGATTCCGAAGAAGCAACCGCTTCATTGGATACGCAAACTGAATCTGATGCTAATTATGCTTATAAAACAGTGAATTATACTAAAGCTTCTGTTATTGCTGCAATCAATTTAGCTACTGGAAAAACTACTGCTAAATCGAATAATACCGATGCAACTTTAGAAAAATTCATTGATGCATTAAGCGAAGAACAAGTGGCAATTTTCGAAGATAACATCACTTTATCAGCGTAAAAAATGTACAACGAACAAAGCATAACAGCACTCGAAAAAAGAATTGGTTGGGAGAAACCTTTAGACACTGATTTTGCAATAGATTTAGATGAGGAGGTTCTAACCGCAGATTCAGGAAGAAAAGTAAATTCTTTCCATCAACTCGTTACAGTTGAGAATGTTTATGCTGCAGTTCAACCAGTAAATATGGAAGCCGCTGATTTCAACGGCTTCCTTACTTCTGTTCGCAAACAAGCGGTGTTGGAAGTGCTTACATTGATTTTCGACAAACACGAAGATTATATAGAAGTAACTGATTATTCTGTATTGATTGAAACCAAAACACGTCTATTTGATGATGCCATTGGGTATTGTATAGCGGTTAAAATGCTGGAGTTGTTTATTTCAACATCAAGAATCAATCTACAGGAAAGAAATGCAAAAATGAGTTTCAATAGTTTGAAAATCGAACTTGAAGGTGCTAAAAATGATAATGGACATTTCATTGCAAAAGGAATTGTTTACTATAAAAATAAAGCCATTAAAGATGCTCAAAAAATCATATTTCCAAACAGAATAATTGTCCAAAACGGTAAAGCCTGGTAATATGAATTACACCATCGAAAACCCAAAAGGAATAGATAATCCTATCCAACTAATACAAAATCATTTGTACAGTAAATTAGGATGGGAAAATATCGAAGCTTATGGACGTGTGTTCAAATTGCAAACTGACAAAGGTTTTGCTCCAAGAGCTTTTTTGTCTGGAAAAGAATATAAAGATGTTTTTACTAATGATGCCAAAACAGCAAGTGTATTTTTCATTTGCGATGATCAACATGCTACGAAAGAAGGTGTTTTGTTTACTGTTAAAGTAAAGATTGTCTTTATGGTTAACATCAAAAAAATAGTAACTAATCTGGAAAGCAGAGGTGATACTGATGTTCAGGAACAGGCAATTTCAACACTATTAAAAATGAGGTCTTTCAATTTCAATGGAGAAATTGAAACCCAAATAGAGGAAATATTTAAAGGGTTTTCAACTGAAAGCATCAAGCTAACAGATATGCAGCCTTATCATGTATTTTCTTTAAATGGAGAAGTTAGTTACACATATCAAGGCAACTGCTTCAAATAAAAAAATATTAATCAATAAAAAATATAATCATGGTTAAAAGTAAATCAGAATTATGTGACACAGCGACCAAAAAGGTAAAGAATACTGGTCAACGTGGATTACCTTGTTTAGAAGGCACATTAATTAAAATGGCAGTCGCTAAACAAGATTTTAGATTCGACACTTTTGCAGATTTTAAAACTCTAGCAAAATGGAATGAAGCTATTGCAACAAAGGATGTAATTCCTTTGTTCGATGCGTATGAAGTTGCCGATGAAAACACAGAAGCAACCAAATACGAAACTGGAAATTTCTCTTATGAAACTTCGCCAGCGGTTAAGAAAACAGGATCTGAATCTTATTTATCATTCTGTTCACACGCTGCATTGGCATCATTGAGAGGTTCGGAATACTCTCAAATGTTCGAGTTCAATTCAGATGGGTCCGTAGTAGGAATTTACGATTCTGATGGTGTAAAAATCAAAGGTCAAGATCTTAAAGATTTGAATATCGGAATCAGAAATCGTGCAACAAAAGACAAAGTGCCATTCACGAAAGTAACAGCTACTTATAGAGATTTCAAGGAATTAGAAGAAAACTATGCGGTTGCAAAACCAACATGGACAGCTGCAGATATTGAAGGTGTATATGATGTTGTGATTGAGCAGGTTTCTGCTACATCTACAAACATTAAGGTTCGTATTTCAGAAGAATGTTCATCTGCAAAAGTAAAATCATTAGTTACTGGGGATTTGGTAGTAAAGAATTTAGCTGGAGCTGTTCAAACCATAACTTGGGTAGGTTACGATGAAGATTTAGATTTATACGAACTTACAGGCACTTCATTAGCCGATGGATTTACCGTTTCACTGGATGGAGTAGTAACAGCCGGAGAGGTTTCTTATGAAGCGATTGAACCATTAGTTTTAGCCGTAACATAGTATGAAAAATACCTATAAAGGAATTGTATTCGCAGATGGCTATAACAAGCCATTTGCTGAATTCAAAACGGAAATGGAGCACAATCACGTTTTTAGAAAAATTCCAAGTGCCGAAAGAGAAAAAGCACTCAAAGAAGCTCACAAAATAGCAACACATGGCAACTCTACAGGAACAACTGACAAAATCAAAGAAGCTACAGCCAAAGAGGATTAGCGATGATTTGTTTAAGTTCATTAGAAGTATTGAAAAAGAAATTTTAGATCTTAATAAAAGCCAAATTCAGGAAGATAGCGATGATATTTTTGGAAATCCTATTGGATTCTATTCTCAAGCTACTGAAATAATTACTAAAGGCAGAAAAAAAGCGGGCGAACCATTCTCTGGTGTAGATACTGGTGATTGGTTCAAAGGCTTCAAAATGCAAGAAGTATCAGGCGTGTTGAGATTTACTTCTACTGATGAGAAAAACCAATTAATCCTTAACAATGATAATTGGTTGTCCAATGAACTATTTGGACTTACTGACAAAAATTTAAAAAAGGTGATCGCTGAAAAGCTTTTGCCTTTTTTATTAACTCAAATTCGAGATACGCTCGACATCTAAAATATGTACAAATCACTAAAATACATTCCTTTCGTAATTTACTTTGAAATTTTAGAAACTTCAAAGTATCATCTTTTATCCAAAGAAGAAAAGGAATTTGAAGAATTTACAGATTTAGAATTACAGGAATTTGAAACAACCTGGGAAAAGATTTATAAAGAATCCATTTCTATAGATCCATCGAATGAATTGGATAAAATATTGAAGATAGAACGCGAAGTAAGTCATTTTAAAGCGAAGTACAAATTAGTAAAATTGGCTTGTGAATGTTTAAAATTCGATTACAATGAAGAATTATTTGAGTTGATCAATTCATTTGGTTACGGATTGAAAGATGATGAAAACTACTATTCCCATTTAGAACGCATCGAAAGAGAATCAGAAGGTTTATTGGTAAAAGCAGAAAGGTTCGCCAGCCAGTTACCTAAAGTGGATGAATCGCAACCTGTTAAAAAAGTAAGTGCTTATGATGTTTTAGGGAGTTATTCGGCTATTCTGGGAATTCCTTTAAATTTCAATAAAGTTACCTATTTAGAAGCAAAAGCATACGAATTGCAAGTTTCAAACAAAATACAAGCAGCTCTAAAAACTGATAAAAAATAACTGATATGCCAACACCTGGAGGAACAATTACGAGAAAAGATTTGATAACCGATGATGCACTGAAATTTGGCGATGTTTTAGTAGAGCAATTGGATAAAGTTATCAAAAAAGAAAAAGAGCTGGTAGAGATAACTTTGCAATATGCCAAAGCAAATTCCGCTGTTCGAAAAGTTGAAAACCAACAGGATTTTTTAAATGAAAAACAAAAAATTATACTTCTTGAAAAAGAAGCTATTTCTGTTTTAAATCAAAAAGCAGTAGCTGAAATTAATATTGAAAAAATCAAAAGACAATCCCTAGCTACGTCAGAAGCAGAAAGAAAAGCAAAACAAGCATCCGTTAAACTTACTTTGGATGAAAAAGTTATAAATGAAGCAAACAATAAAATATTAAAACAGGAAGCTAGAGAAAGACAAGGTTTGGTTTCTGCTTATGAAAAATTAAACAGATCAAGATTAGAATCTCAAAAAAGGCTTGCTGATTTATTATCTGCTGAAAATAAAAATACTGCCGCAATAATTATTGCTCAAAAAGAATTTGACAAACTCGATACAAGAGTAAAGGCTGTTGATGCGGCAATAAATAATTATTCCAAAAATATCGGAAATTACGGATCAGCATTTGAAGGATTAAATGAAACTGCAAGAAATCTTTTAACAACATTCGGATTAATTGGAGGTATAGAATTGTTTGGTGTAGTTGTGAAAGATGTTTTTACTATTGTTAGAGAATTCGATAGACAATTAATAGCCGTTGGTAAAACTACCAATATCACGGGAGAAGATTTAAAGCAATTTGGGCGTGAAGTTGTAGAATTAGGTGATAAATTAGATGGTATTACAGTTAATGGATTAATTCAATCTGCTGAAGTTGCTGGACAATTAGGCGTTACAGGAACGGATAATATTTTAAAATTTTCAGAAGCAATTGAAAAATTAAAATTAACCTCAAATATAATTTCAGATGAACAGGTTGGTAATTTCGCCAAATTCATCGAAGTTTCATCTGATAGTTTTGAAAATGCGGATCGTTTAGCATCAGTTATTACCCAATTAGGAAACTCTTTTGCGACTACTGAAGCTGAAGTTTTATCCAATGCTACAGAAATTCAAAAAGGTATTGCGGTTTACAATACATCTGCTCAAGGTGTTTTGGCACTTGGAGCAGCTACTTCTACGTTGGGATCAGAGGCGGAAAGTTCAAGAAGTGCCATTCAATCTACTTTTGCGGTAATTGATGAAGCTATTACTTCTGGTAAAAATCTTGAAAAAGTATTAAAACTTACAGGACTAACTCAAAAAGAACTTTCTCAACAATTCAAGCAAGATGCAACTGGAGTATTTCAAAAATTCATTAAAGGTTTATCCGATGCTAAAAATCAAGGTGAAAATCTTCGAGCAATACTAAATGATGTTGAAATTACGGAAAAAAGAGCCTTTACGGTTGTTGGTTCTTTGGCTGCTAATTACGGAATTCTAGAAAGTGCCATGTTACAAGCAAACAAAGAATATCTTGAAAATGCAGCATTAAACAAAGAAGTTGCAGCTGCTTCTGAAAGTATAGATTCTATAATTTCAGATTTAACAGATAAGTGGGAAGCGTATGTTTTACAAACAAATGACGCTAATAATGGAACAGAAGCTTTGACCAAAACATTGAAGTTTTTAAGAGATAACTTCAAGGAAATAATAAATTTTGTTCTAAAAGCCGGAACCGTTCTTATTGTTTATTTAGGAATTATCAAAGCTTATAATTTCATAATTACGACATCTGCTGCTTTGCAAACTGCATGGACTGCTGGACAAATACGCTTTGCATTGTCTACTGGTATTGGTACTCAATCCATTTTAGCACAAGCAGCCGCCGCCAGAACAGCTACAGTTGCACAGGAAGGTTTGAATATTGCCGTAAAAGCTACTCCTTGGGGTCTAATTCTTGGTTTTTTATCTGCTGCTGTAGTGGCATATATGGTTTTCAATGATGAAATGAGTGAAGCAGAAAAAAATGTTCAAAATATTATTGATGCTAATAAAAGATTAGAAGCTTCTGAAAAAGGATATGCTACTGAAAGGGATAAATCTAATTCTGTTAGATTCAAATCAATAGAAGAAGACATAAGATTAAGAAAAGCACAAGGCGAGAATTCTGATAAGTTAGATAAAGAAGAAATTGCAAGGAAAAAAGCAATTTTAGAAGCTTCGTTACAGGTTTATTCTGATTTGAAAAGATCAGAATTAGAGAGAACTGTAACTGAAATAAATTCATCAAAACAACGAATCGCACAATTTCAAATTGAAAAAAACGCATTAGAAAAAAGCGGTTATCGAGTAAGTAAAGAAGGTAGAACTAGCGAAGATTTGGAAATTTTGATAAAAACTGAAAAAGACAAAAATAATATCAAACAAGCTGGTTTAAAAAACAATTCAAAACTAACAACAGAAGAGATAGCTCGATTAAACAAACAAATTCAAGATTTAGAAAAAGATAATGCTGTAAAAGATGCTGAATTTAAAGCTGAAGCTGATAAAAAAGCTATCGAAAGAAGAAAAAAGCATCTTAAAAATTTATACGACATCCAGAAAAAAGCATACGATGATGAATTCAAACTTTCGCAGTTTAGATATCAGGTAGCAATTGATATGGAAAATGAAATTTTGGAAAACGAAAAAGCTTCTTATGATGAAAGAATTGAAGCTTTATTATCTGCTAACCAAATATTAACTTCAAAAAATAAAGAAGCAACCGAATACAACCTAAAACAATTAGGCAAATACAATGAAGATACAGGAAAGTTCATTCGTGAATTATCTGATTTAGAAATTAAATCTCTTATTGAAACTGGACATGCCAAAAAGAAACTCACTTCTGAACAACAGTTGATTTATGAGCAATATCAAAATGCTCAAACAAAAGCTGCTGAAAAAGGCGAAAAGGAAAGATTGAAATTATTAGATGCTCAAGTTTCAGATATTAAAAAACAAATTGATGCTGAATTATTAAGTCAAGATACCAAATTAAATGCTGCTTTAGAAGCGGAAAATATCCTATACCAATCTACATTAGATGGTCATGCTGATTTAGAGCAAGCTCAAGAAGAACACGAAAGAAATATTTTAGAAATAAAAAAATCATTTGCTAAACAAGGACTAGATGTTCAAATTAAAGCAATCGAGGATCTTTTGGCTAATCAGGATAAACTTCCTGAAAACGAAAGAATATCTGCTGCAAAACGTGCTGAAATTGATAATGAATTAGCCAGGCTTAAAAAGGAAAATTCAGATTCAGATGTAGAAAATCATTCAGTAAACACAAAAAAAATATTATTTTTTGAAGAAGAAAATTTCAAAAAAATAGAAGAAAAATCCAGAGAACTTGCATTTGCATTAAGTGATTTAGGTAATGCAATTTTTGATGCTAAAATTCAACACCTTGACGAAGAAATTTCAAAAAACGATGAATATTATAATAGACAAATTGAATTAGCTGGAAATGATGAACGTCAAAAAGATTTAATTCAAAAAGAGCGAGATAAAAAGAATGACGATTTAGAGAAAAAAAAGCGAAAAGAACAGCATAAACAAGCTGTATTTAATAAAGCATTAGCCATTACAGAAGCAGGAATAAACACTGCAAAAGCTGTAACAGCAGCTCTTACGGCTGGTCCTGGAATTGGTTTGGCTTTAGCTGTAATAACCGCAGCAGTTGCTGCAGTACAATTAGCTGCAATAGTCGCAACTCCAATTCCAAAATACAAAGATGGTCGTAAAGGAGGTCCAAAAGAAATTGCGATGATTAATGATGGCGGTGTTACCGAGGTGGTTGAACATAAAGATGGAACCGCTGAAACCTACAGCGGCAAAAACAGAATTGTTCAATTGTTGGAAGGCGATACGGTTCACAAATCCATTCAGGATTATGAGAAACTGCAGTATGCGGCAATGATGGCTAATATCCAAATGCAAGGTCGAAAAATGAGTGAATTTCAAGCCAATCAATATTTTAATACTGATAATAAAGAATTGCTAGAAGAATTGAAACGCAATACAAGAGCGGTTGAAAAAAACAAATCAACTGTTGTTGTAAATCAATCAAAATTAGACATCAATCATCATTTGTGGAAAATGAAAAATACTAACTGGAACTAATGGGAAATATCAATCCAGCATATAACGACAGAGTTCAGTACACTTTGTACAACAAAAACCAAGGTACGGTTATTATCGAAGAACCTATTGGCTGGCAAAGTGATGAAAAAGAATTAGCCAGACACGAACAGTATCATGGCATAATTTCCCGATTTTCCAACTCATCCAAGTTTATCGGAACTGGAAAAGACTTCATTAAATTAATTTATGATATCGAGGGAATTAATGCAGAAATCGAATTAAGACGTGAAGAAAAACACCCACAAACTGATATTTTTCAATTGACTTATGCGGGTTATTTGGATTTGTCCACTTATGAATTTGAAAACAATCAGGTTTCTATAAAATTCAATTCCGGAGGATTAGAGCAGTTGCTAAAAGCTAGGGAATCAGATCAGGTAGAAATCGATAGATCAGAAACCATCGACGGCAAATTGATGCCAGCTTTAAATCCTATCACCGTGGCTTTGGATGGTCGAAGAATTTTTTTGAAATCTAAAATGGAAGTTGGAGATATCGATAATTCTGTGAGTATGTTTTCTGATAGTAATGCAGGAAACACAAGAAATTCCACATGCGGAATTCCTTTTAAAATTGTAAATAAATCTCATGAACAGCTTCAATCAGTGTTAACTGGCACTACTGCTGATAAAGACAATGGGACAACAGGAATGATGTTTTTTGCAAATTCAGATCGAAAAAGAACATTAACATTAAATACTTCTTTTCAATTTAGATTTAATGCGAATCAAGAAAAGATAAATTGGTCAGAGTTCAAAATACACCTTACTAAATTCAAAAATGGAAGTTCTTATAATAATCCTGTTCGAACTATTATTTTTTTGTTAAAAGGTAAAAGTGAAATAAGTGCTGCAAGAGGTCGTGATTTTTCTGTAAATTATTCTACTATAATCGATGTAGAAGCTGGCGAAAGTTTAGCTATAGAAGCATTTCAGCAAGCTGATTTTGATGTAAGTAATAATGCTAAACTAGCAATTGATTTAACTAATATTTCAGGAACATTAGACCTTGAAGAAAATTCTTTTTACGAAAAATCAACTACTCAAGCTTTATTGGCACACGAATTTATTGATCGATTAGTAACAATTGGCACCAATAAAGAAAAAGCATTTTATTCTGAATTTCTTGGAAGAACCGATTTAGGATACACTAATGATGGACCAGGATCATTGACGGCTGTAGCTCATGGTTTTTGGGTACGTGGATTTGACAAACTGCCAATTCCAACTTTAGGACCTCCAAAAGTCGATAACCTATTCAAACCCTTAACATCATCATTCAAGGATGCAGTATCTTCAATTGATGCAGTTTGGAATGTTGGAATCGGAATTGAAACCATTGGCAGAAAAGAAAGAGTGCGTTTGGAAGAACTTTCCTTTTTCTATAACAACAATGTAACTATTCGTTTACCGTTTCAGGTAAAAAAAGTAAAACGTACCGTTGCCACCGAGTATTATTATTCTTCATTGGAATTTGGAAGCGAAAAAGGGGGTACCTACGAAGAAGCGATGGGATTGGATGAACCAAACGGAAAATCCACTTTCACAACTGTAATTAACCGATTGAAATCTACGTATTCTAAAATTTCAAAATATCGATTTGATAGTTACGGTTTGGAATTTGCTAGGCGTAAACCAAAATCGTTAAACGATACTGAAGATACGTCTTATGACAATGATGTTTTTATGTTGGATTTAAAAAGAGGGTATTTACCCTCGGTTTTCGAACAAAGAAAATGGCAAGATGATTTTGAAAAAGAACCAATTGGAATTTTCAGTCCGGATACGGTTACGAATTTAAGATTTTCGCCTTTCAATATATTAATTCGCCATTCATGGTGGTTTGGAGGTGGTTTCAAAAAATATGCAACGGACTATGTTCGTTATGGAAGTTCGACAGCAAATAGCCAATTGAAAACCAAAAAAACAGGAAAACCAGAATATGCAGAAAATGGAAACATTATCAATTCTGAATTACTCCCAGCGAGATTCTTTCCAGAATGGATAGAATTTGAAGCGAAATGCACTTTCGATATCATGCAGCAAGTTGAAGGTACCAGCATGTTTTTTGGAAAAGAAGTGAAAAATTTTTACGGATTGGTTGAATTCATCAATGAAGATAACGAAAAAGAAAAAGGGTTTCTTTTTAATCTAAAGCCAAATGGAAAAGGAGTTTGGAAATTACTAAAAGCTAATAGATAAAATATAAAATCATGGCATATTCAAAAATAACAATACAATTCGAAGATGTACCTCCAGTAAATCATGTTTTCACATTTATGGAAACCGCTTTGGGGATTGCATTTTCAGAAACTTTCAAAGCAAATAGATTAGGATCTTTTCAATCAGAATTACCTATTTACGATGCTGGAAATAATACTTATATGGGATTTATTTCAAACGGCTACAGATCAGCTTTGGATTTAGATTATAATGCTACTGGACTTTTTACCATTATAAAATCCATGGGACCTTCGGGATCAGGTTTAGGAACAGTTGTAGTTCAAGCGAATTATTCCGGAATGATATTTACTGGCAGTAGTGATGCTTACGCTAATGTTATAATTGAAAATGAAGTAGTATTTGCTCCTTTTAGCATTGATGATATTACTTTCACAACAAAGGTTGGCGAAGAATCCAGCCGATGTTTAGTCAATATCGCAACCAATCATTTGGCAACAAAATTATTGCAGCCTTTTGTGATAAATCCAAACACGGACAATCCTATAATTTTTGCAGCTTATCGTGGCAGAATGGCATTTACAGTTGAGGTCGAAGATGCGAATGGTTTGAAAGCAATTCAAAGTGTGATAACGCCTAGTTATTTATACCTCGGAAACTTCACTTTCGATATTATAACTTCTCCAAATGGTGGTACTTTGAATATTAGTAATGTCAATACTTTTGGTTTGGATTTGCAATATTCTTTGGATAATAGCACTTGGCAAACATCGCCAGTATTTCCAGGATTAGCCGTTGGATTATACAATGTATACATCAAAGATCAATTAGGCTATTTCATTTCATCAGGTTTTGAAGTTAAAGAATTCGGAATTTATACGCCTTATTTTTACATTTCAAAATCAAACTCCTTTCGATTTGCCAACAGAATTACCTTTGGCGATTCTGCCAATTATAAAAACGATGAAAACACTTTGAGTTGTGAAGTGGATGTTGAGGTGCCATATAAAGAAATTCAGCAATTTCAATCAGCCGACATTATCACTACACAATTCAGATCGAATTATGAAACTAATGTAGCTACAATTGTAAAAGAAGATGCTACTGAAATCAATGTTCCAGTTACTAAAATGACATCAAATATTGGAATCAAAGATAAAAGAGATGCTTTTCAGTACGATTTAGGTAACGGAAAAACAGGCGTTTATTTTCTAGCAGGAAATGTTTATGATTATACCACATCTGCTATTGTTGATACACATTTTTTGAATGGATTAACTCCAGAATGGGGCGAAATTGGGAATTACATTCAAATTGGAACAGCTTGGTTTTTGATAGAGGAAATTGTTTTTGATGAATCGAAAAACGCTGATGTTTTGGTAATTTCCAACTTATATACTGGTCCAGAAGTTGCCGTTATTGTAGGTTCAATTTTCAATAGAGAAAATTACGAAGTATATGAGTTTACAATTGATATGGTTGATTATATCGATCAGTATTTCCGTGTGAGAATCAATAATACCGATAGCAATTACACGGAATTAATCCATTTATCAGAATTGATTTGGTGTAAAGTAAAACACAAAGACGTTCTGGAAATTAGATATTATAATTCTACCAATACCGATATGATGTATTCTACTAGTATCAAAAATTTAATTCGAATTCCTTATCAGTTTGTCAAAGGAAAAGTAGATGAAGAAAGTGAAGTTCATAAAACAGATACCGATTCTATTTTATTAAATGCGGATCTATACGAAGTGGATGAAATAGTTTTCGAACCCGTAACCAAAGAAATTTGGCACAAATTAATGCAAGCATTATCACATGAAGAAGTTACAATAAATGGCGTTGGATATGTGAAAAATGGAAACTTCAATACTGAAGGACCATTAGAAAAATCAAATCTTTATGTTTTGACGGCCACAATGATCAAAACTGGAAGTGTTTACAATTCTCAATCATCTGGAGCTGGTGGATTCGATGGAACGGCTGTTGCAGTTCCTGGACTTATTCAAACAGATAGCGGATTTGTGAGTTATATTTAATTATAGCGAATTCGCCATAATTAAAAAAGCCACTAATTAATTTTAGTGGCTTTTTATTAAAAGCAATAATGTAAACTCATCTTTAAGTACCCTCATTGCATCAAGCTACGGTATGCGGATACGGCTTTTTATTTTTTTTCATTGTTGTAAATGGTTTTTAGTTTTTCAGATAATAAAATCACTTCTTCAATTTCTCCTAATTCACAAGCTTTGCGAATATCATCTAAAATAAAATCTATTTCGCTTGTATCATCCATCTTTTTTTTACTTTCTGAATACTCTAAATACTGATTGTCATTTTGTTCAAGAGTAATTAAGTCATAACAATCATATTCTTCTTGATCATCTCCGTAATAAAAATCAAATTCTATTTTAAGTAATGAATTACAACACGGACAATTGGTTTTAGTATTCCATCTATAAACAAAAACTTCTATTTTGTTTAAGCATTTAGGACATGTAAAATCTTGAAAACACATATATCAATTATGATCTTTAAGTTCAAATATTTTCTTTTTTGTCACATCATCAATAATCGAAATATTCCTGTGTTCGTGGTAATGATGATGTACAGATCTATCGATAAACACATTTCTATTTTTATCCCTTTCAGGAAAAAACAAATTGCCTAATGATTTGCCTATCAGCCAGCCACCACCTACGAAAAATACAAAAATAAAAATTATAAATATCCACATGCTCCAAAATTACAAAAATTCAAGTGTATGTTTTTCGGTTTTAGTTATTTATAATTAATATAAATAAGAAAATATTTTCTACATTTGTTGAAACAAAATTCAAGTAAAGATGAGCTTTCAAACATTTGTAACGGGAAGATTAGCAGCGATAACCGAAACGTTAAATGCGATTGCGACCAATGCAAAAAGAATCTTTGAATTACCAGCTCAAAATACGATAGATCCTAATTCTTTAATCCACGTTTCAAGAAATCAAGTTTCCGAAAGTTTATCGGTTCAAAAAATAATTGATGCGGTAAAATCAAATGCTTACAGCCAAATTATAACCATTGGAGAAATTACTTTAGTTGGAAATGTAGCAACTATTCCAGCTGATGCTGAATGGAAGATTAATGATATTTTTTATAGCAATATTGCTGATATAGTCATCACCATTCCACTGGCTGATACTGGATTAACCAGAACCGATATTTTGGTAGCTAATACTTTAAATAACATCATTTTAATTCAAGGATTAGAAACCGATGGCATAGCTGTTAGACCTAATATTCCGATAAATACTGTTTTGGTTACGGAAATAAATGTAACTGATACGGTGATAGGAAATCCATCAACTCCAGTTATAGGAGATGCTTTCTTGACAAAACTCGAAAAAGGAAATCTTATCTATTCCGGAACTGGAGTAGTTGATAATTTTGAATTAAACAACACAAGATCTTGTTTTAAATTTCAAGGATCAATTACAGCATTGAAATCGGTTTCTTTTACTGGAACAAATGGAATTCCTTACAACGGTAAAGAATTTATTGTAGAAAATAACCAGTCTATTCCATTTGATATATTTCATAATTCAGGAGCTGGAGATTTTAAGTTTAATTTTCCAAATGAAGAAAATTTCACTTTAGAACCCAACAATAGAATAAAATTCAGGCTTACGCAATTATCAGATTTAACTGGATCATTCGATTATATCGGGGTTATCAATACTTCAGCGGATGTTGATTTTGAACTCGATGATAGTTTAGTGTATTATGAAGATGATGGACAAAAATATCTGGCTTCAAACATAAGCAACTTTACAAGTTCATTCACTTGGCTAACTGGAGATTCTGCAATTTTTACACTTCCATTTACGCCAACAAATTTAGTTTCCATTTTTGTAAATGGTCTGAAATTATACAAGTCCTCGCAATTCACAATCATTTTACCAAATCAAATAGAAATTATACAAACCTTATATAACGAGGATGTTGTAGAATTCAACTATGAACATTTTAATAACATATAATTATGTCAACTCCATATTATTCTAAATTCGAAACGGACGAAAAATTACTCAATGTATTAGTTGGTAGTACGCCAATTGGAAATCCAAATATACCTATACCTGAAGAAGTTACTGGTAATGCTCATGTTTTAGGAGTTGGAGCAGGGACCTATACCAACTGGGGCGGTATGGTTATTCCTGAAAACAACCTTGGAACTTTGCGAAGAATTAACGGGGAGTATTTTGTTAGTTTGACCGAAATTGAGTTGGGCGGATTAGTACAGAAATCGGAAGTTGATACTAAATTTTCTCCTTCTGAATTAGTTTGGACAGATGGATTTTATGTGAATATTTCAGGAATTTCAACTGCTGATAGTAGATTTTCTGTCGGAACTGTTCCTGTTATTCCAAATATTCCTATTCAAGTTAAATTATTTGGTGATGCTGGAGGTTATAGCGTTTATTTTGATAAAAATGACAAAAAAGTATCTCATATATCATCTGCTTCTACAATAGATTCTGAATATGTCCCACCTGCTGCTGCTTCAATATTAAAAGTATTTACACTTACTACTGAAAAAATAAACAGTTTCATTTATTTAAAATCAATTGAACCTTTATTTTCTTCTGTAATTAAAACTAATGAAAATGAATTGGCAATAAATAGAGTAGCTAATTTAACCGAAGCTTTAGCTACTAATGTATTAAGAGTTTTAAATAACACAGATTATGCACCTGCCGCAGATTGGGCTTTGTATGGTATTTTTAACTCTAATCAAGTAATACAAGAGGGTTATTTAAAAAGAATTGAATTAAGAGTAAATAATTCAGGAAGTTTTAAAGTACTACTATGTAATAAATCAGGAAGTACAATTTCAAATATTCGTGAAAGTACTAAAACTTATTTGGCTTTAGCAGGTAATAACTCTATTGATTTAGAAGAATTTTTACAAATAAATGAGGGTGATTGTATTGGTATTAAAAGTTCACAATTAAATGTAGCTTATGATGTTCATTATGGAGATTCTGATAGTTTTTTTGCTTTAAATTCATCTGGAGGACTTAAAGATACTTATGATGAAGGCTCTTTTGATTTTAATTTTTTTGTTGCAGAAAAAATAAATAATAAAATAGATTTTTTAGAAAATGAAATAGAAAAAACAAATGAAGTTTTTGTTGATTTAAAAAATGAAACTTTAAAAAAAGAATATAAAAGTGTCTTTGTTGATGATTTTTCAACTCAAAAAACAGAATGGATTAGAACTACAAATTGGGTATTTGATTCTCCAAATAAAAGGTTATATCCTATTGCTACGGGAGGAATGAATTCTAATAACATTAAATTGAATCTTCCATATAGTGCTGATAAAAGAATTTGCAGGTTTAAAATGGAATTACAATCTGATACTGTAGCTAATATAATGATGCAGTCTAGCGATAATAATACTGGTATTGGTGAATCTTTTTATAGAATTGACGTACCTAATAATAAGTTAATTATGTATGCGCACAATGATGATACTCATGTAAATACAAGTATTGTTGTTGCTGAAAAAGTTATTGATTTTTCAATACTAGATGGTAGTAAATATTTAATTGAATTAGAAAAAGATGACTATAGCTTTTATTTTAGAATTATAGATTATTTGTCTGCTAAAGCAACAGAATTAAAACACGTAGGTTGGGAAGCAGGAAGACAGCAACATAACTATAGCTTTTCACTTCAAAGCGGAAATTCTTTTATTTTAAGTGATTTTGAAGTTACTATTTTAAATAATCCATCTTTAATATTTTCAGGTGATAGTATTACCGAAGGCGTTACAATGGATAGTACTAATTCTTCTAATCCAAATAATCTTAACAATAGATATGCTGAATTGATTAGAAAATCAATTGGTAATTGCATTATATCCGCAAAAGGAGGTAATCAAATTGACCATGTTATTAATCTAGTTAATTCTGAATATAAATTAATTAATCCAAAATATTTAGTTGTAACGATTGGTACTAATGGTGGTAATACTTTAGCAAAATTCAAAGATTTAATTGATTTGTGTGATGCAAACAATATACCGTTAATTATTAATTACACGCCTTGTGGATTGACTGATTCTTACAATCAAGTTAGAGATATATTAACAACTTTAATAGCCGATGTTGATTATAAAGATAAATTTATTATTGGCTGTCGAATGGATAATGCTACAGCTGTAGATTATTTTCCTATTGTCGATAGTTCGCATCCTACTACCATTTCAGGTGGTGTAAATATTCGAATAGACTTGTCTTTAATGAACTTTTCTGGCGAGCATCCCAATTATTTAGGTTCAAAAAGAATGGCAGATAGATTTTATGTAGATGTACCATTTATTTTAAAAGTATAAATAATGACATTATCCGAATCAATCTTAACCCTAGTACTAATACTTCTTATCCTTTGTAATATGAAAGGAAAGCGAAATGATTTTGATTAAAAAAAATAAATAATTATGTCTGGTAAAATAACAACAAAAGGCTACATCGTAGAGGGCGGAAATTCAAATCAGTTTTTAAAAGCTGATGGGAGTTTGGACGAAACTACTTATGCTTCAGAATCTCAATTAGATGATATTAATGATGCTCTGGATAATCGTTATTTAAAATCAGAAACAGATGATTTATTAGCTACCAAACTAGATACAGCCGATTACAACCAACATTTCAAAGGAGTTTATTTAACGGAATCGGCTTTGATTGCAGCACATCCAACAGCTGAAGCTGGAGATTCCGCACAAGTAAACGAAGTAGGTTCAACTGTTGTTGTGAATTATTCGTGGGATGATGAAGAAAGCGAATGGGTAAATAATGGGAGTGGAGGATCTGGCGCAACAAATACCGATGCCTTACCAGAGGGATCTTCTAATTTATATTTCACAACCGCCCGTGTTTTAGCAACTGTATTATCTGGAATTTCATTCCTTGCAAATGGTCCTGTTATTTCTACAGATTCTATTTTAGTGGCTTTTGGAAAAATTCAAAAACAATTATCTCAATTATTCACAAGTGTTTTTAATTTAGAAAATGGCACAACACTTTGGCATCCAAATGTTGCCACGTCAACAGGAACGGTTACAAGTTCAGGAACCAATTTTACAGGAACAGGAACATCTTTGACTGGACAGATGGTTGGGTCAAAGATTTTTATAGGTAGCGAATCTTTGATTATTTCCACTATAAACACTGGTGCACAAACATTCACAACCACTACAGCATTATCATCAGATGTTACTAATTCTGCTTTCGAAATAAAACTTGTTGCACAAAAAAATGTTTCCGGAACGATTAGATTTTACGATGCAAATGAGGGGTATGAAAGAGCGAGATTTGAACCAAATGGAAATTGGGCGTTTAATTCATTTCAAATGCGAGGAAACGGTCAATTAGTTTCAGATGCGTCTTTGTTTACCCAAGATCAGGTTGAGATTTACGGCAACAACGTAAAAGCTCCTTTATTGACAAATAGACAGGTTTACACAGTATCCACCTTACCGACCCCTAGTTCAACCGAAAGAGTTTATGCTTCTGTTTCAGATGCTTTGGATCCTGCTACTGGACAGATAGTTTCGGGTTCTGGAAACGTGAATTGTGCGGTATATTGGAATGGAGCTAATTGGATTGCTTTGAGTGGCGATTATGACAGTGTGAAATTAACCGGCAATCAGACAAAAACAGGAATTCTTTCTTTTAATAATTCTAGTGGTTCTGTAGATAATGCAATTTCCTTGTCTAATTCAGGTGGCGCATACACTTACTCTTTGTCTGTAGCGAATACAGGAGCTGGAGATGGAAACTTTACCTATAACACTGGTACTGGAACAGGGATTTACACAATTAACGAGGGTTCTGGAAAAGGCATATATGTGTTAAATAATGTGGGTAGTGGCGCAGGTGTTGTTGCTGAATCTTTCGGTGGCGCTACAGGTAATTTATTTGTAGGTAAACTTTCAGGTACTGGCGATGTTTTCATTGTTGATAAAAACGGAAAAGTAACAACACCAACAATCACAACCGAAAAAGTTGTAGCCACCTCGATTTTAGAATATACAGACAATGCTGCGGCAATAACAGCAGGGTTGTCGGTAGGTGCTTTTTACAGAACTGGAGATATTTTAAAAATTGTTCATTAATTATGAAGTTCCTAATCCTATTATTCAGCACGATAATTTTTGCTCAAAGTAACATAGTCACGAGCGGGACGTCTGACTATACAGTAGGCGAAATATTTCCGATAATGCAACAGGATGCTAAACAAAAAGAAGTAGTATTAAGCGTACCTAAATATGAATACCCTATCGAACCGCCAAAGCCGATAGTTGATAAAAAGAAAAACTTCTTTCAAAAGTTGATTGAAGCAATAATCAAAATCTTTAAAAAATAAATAACCATGGAAAATAAATTTTCAAAATTCAAAGACATTAATTTCAAAGAGGTTACGCTAGGATTCATCATCACTTTAGCAACCGCTTTATTAGACTTGCTTTGGCAAGGTGCCAATCCAATGATTCAACATTTACAAGAAACTCTTGAATTTGATTTTAGTTTGTTTACAACAAAAGTAAATTTTGGAACAGCTTGGGATGTGGCTATTATTGTTGCTTCAACTTATTTCCCTGCTGTTTTCTTTTCAGGAAAAAAACAAGAGTAATTACAAACACTCACATCATTTATTTGATGTGAGTTTAAAACAAAAACAAATGAACGAATTATTGTCTTTTGCTATGCCAAAATTTACTTTGTTGGTGCTTTTTTTTAAAAAACCAATATTATTACTAACTGCAGTTCCGGCTGTTGCAGCAGTTTCTTTGGTTGTTGATTTCGAATCCATGGGATGGATTTTATTCTACTTTTTTATGGGTGATCTAGTCACAGGATTGTTTGCATCTTATTTTGTTTGGAAAAAAAGCAATCCAAAAGAAAGATGGTTTTTTGGCAATGGAGAAGGATTTTCAAGCGATAAAGCTAAAAAGATGGGGGTGAAAGCAATGGTTTATTTAGCCGTTCCACTTCTTTTTATAAAAATTCAAACCGTGTTATTTATTAAAAATTTTAAATACGATAGAATTTCAGATGCTGAATTTGAATTAGCAACAGCATCATTGTTTTTGTTTTGCCTGATTGAAGGCTTTTCGATATTTCACGAAAACCTGCCAAAATGCGGTTTTAATCTTTGGCAAAGAATTAAAAAAATGATAGGATTTTATAAAGAAATTGAAAACCAAATAAATAAATAATTATGATTTTTATATCAGCAGGACACAATCCAAAAGGAAATAAACCAGATCCAGGAGCTATAGCAAATGGATTTCACGAAGCCAATTTGGCTGTAGAATTTCGCAATTTATTAGTAGCTATTCTACGTTTGAAAAAATTAGAAGTAATCACTGACAAAGACGATGAACGACTTGGAACTTATCTTGAAAGAATCAAAACAGGAAATGGATCCGTTGTATTAGAATTTCATTTTGATGCAGCAGCTTCTTCTACTGCTACCGGAACAACCGTTTTGATAGGAAATGATTCAGATAGATTAGACAAAGCTTTTGCTAAAGAATTAGTTGAATGTTGCGCAAACACTTTGTCAATTAAAAACCGAGGTGTAAAAACAGAATCCGAAAGTCATCGAGGTAGCCTTGGCTTAATGCGTGAACAAGGTACTGTTGCTTTGTTGGAATTGTGTTTTATCTCAAATCCAAATGATTTGCATCAATACCAAAAAAACAAAATTACTTTGGCTTCAAAAATTGCTGAAATTGTAGAACGTTACGAAAAACTAATCTAATGATAAATCTATCAATTATTTTGAAAAATATAAAACTAATCGCAACAGCTATTTTAATAATGGCTGTTGTGTGGTTTTATAAAGATTACCAATTTCAGAAAAAAGAAAACCAACGTCAAACTGAAAATGCTTCACAACAAAGAAAATCGGACAGTTTGCGTTTTACAAGCCAAATCCTAACCGTAAATGAAATTAAAGATTATTTGCAGTATGAGAACTCGGACTTAAAAAACAAGCTAGCAGATGCAGGAATAAAAGAAAGCTGGATTGAGAGCATAGTTTCTAACGCTTACCGTTATAAAAATACAGATAAGCAAGAAACTGATGTTACTGGAATTGTAGATGCTATTAAAAATTCAATTCCAAAAGAACAAGCCTGGACTGATTCTACTAAATGTTTAAAAATAAATGGTACCGTTTCTTTTGATGGCCAAAAATTAAAAGTCATTGTTAACGATCGAGAATTTAAAAATAAGTCAGATGGCGTTGCTTACTGGCAACGTAGGAAATGGAACTTTCTTGGAATTAAAACAAGATTTTTAGGAAAAAAAGAATTTACTGCTATTCAATTTGACGAATGCGGTGAAAGTAAAACGATGAAAATAGAAAAGAAAAAATAGAGCAATCCTAAAACATTATTTAAAAGCAGTTCAGAAATGAGCTGCTTTTTTTGTTATTTTTTCCTAGTTCTCCAACTATCATTGTGATATTTATCGGATGGATGGCTTTTGAATTTTTCCCAAACCATCCAAGCGACAAAAATTAATCCAATTAACGAAAATATAAAGTCTAAAATCATACTGCAAAATTATTAAAAGTCTGGTGATTTTTCTAAAATCTGTTTTCGATTAACCTCTTTTACGACTTTTGCATAGCGCAAAGTCATCATTTTTGAAGTGTGTCCATAAAGCTCACGAAGCGCATCTAGTTCTACACCCGCTAATATTTTTTTATTGGCTCCTAAATGTTTCAAAGAATACATATTAGCAGAAATACCAAGATCTATTTTAACTAATTTTCTATAAAGTTTAGAAGCGGCATCTCTATTCAATCTTTTTGGACCAGGAATAAAATCCAAATCTTTTTTTAATCCACGATTTGAAAATTCTCTTTTAGAACCAAAAAGAAAAAATTCAGGATCCTCATTCTGAATATTCATTTCTTGATAATACGCTTTCAAAAATGGATTTATCGGAACAATTCGTTCAATTTCAGTTTTGGTTATTTCAGGTGGTAAAACGATTTGATTCTTTTCAAGATTAACCATTTTCAACTGAATGTGTAATAGTTCTTCAGGTCTAATGCCAGTGTGAAATATGCTGATTAAATAGACGTAAAAATTTGGAAAATCAGATAGTATTTTTTCTTTTATCTTTACTATTTCATCATCAGTAGCTGGGATATTTGCCATAATTTCACCTACTTTCATAGATTTTATTCCGTGAGCTGGATTGGTTTCGATAATATCCCATTGCATGAGTTCGCTCAAAATCGCCTTTAAATACCCTAAATTTTTGTTATACGATTTGTTGGACCATTTGCGGGTGTTTTTTATTTTCTCCAAGATCAATTTAATGTGAATTCTTTTGGTTTCTATTACCATTAGATTTTCAAATAGAAGATCTTTTATGGCTTGTTTTGTGAATTTTACCGTGCAGGAATAATCAATTTTAGTTTTGGCTGCAAGTGTTAATTTTTTCTTTCCTAAAGCAAAATCCAAGGCTTCAATTAAAGTTAAATTACTTTGTGAATTGACGAAATCTGGAAGTAAAGGATTCCATCCATTTTTAAGTTTTTGAAGCAAAGCTTCGCAAATTAAATTGGCTTCAGCTTCCTTTTTTTTGAGATTTTCAATGTAATTTATTCCGTATTTTTTACGAATAAGTTTTCCGTTATATCTAAAAAAGATAAACCACGGTTTTAAAGGATCGTCATATTTGACAACCTTTGGAATAGTGTAAATTGATTTCATTTTAATTTGTTTAGAATTAAAATGTTTGCGGGGGGCATTCAATCAATTGTTTAAATCTGTTCTTTTTTTGTTCTCTTTTTATTTTTAAATTCTTTTAAAACCCTTGCAAAACAAGGGTTTTTTGTGGAATCGCCGGGAATCGAAAACTAAATTGAAATTTTTAAAAACTGTAAACCATTGATTTTACTGACTTCACAAACAAATTAAAATGTAGTTATTATTGGTTTTTGTTCACTTTTTGTTCACTGGTATTTTTTTGATTATTCATGAATTCCAGCAGCTTACTTTTAAAATATTCAGACTCGAAAAGATCATTTATGAATTCTTTGTTGAGGTCCGGAGCTTTGTAATTTTCATCCATGGAATTAAAAAATTTTTCTATTGCTGCAATTTCTAACCTGGTCAAACTTTTATTATTTATAGCCATTCGCAACGCATCGGGTTTCATCTCAACTAATTCGCCTATTACCCTATTATTGAGCTTGTACTTCTTTTTGTTTGCGTTGAATGTTTCGTAGAAAGTCATGTTTTACTATTCGTAAATGAATGTTGTTTTGTATCTCGCTACTCCATTGTCTTTTTCAATCATCTGTGTAGGATAGTTTTTATCATTGTAGATGTATTCATAATTTGCTATTACTACATTGTTAGATTTTACTGTAATTAGATTATTTTTAGAATAATAAGGTTCGTCTATACTATTTAATATTGCTTCACTATATAATAAGGAATATGGATTTTTTTTATCGTCAAATTCATATGTGGTATTGTCAAGATCAGGATATAATTTATCTATTATTTTAAACATATTGCCTTGAGAAGTATATTCAAACTCCTTACTAGCTTCTAAAATATTATTATGGTATTGTTTAGATGTTAATAATTTGTTGTTTGAATTATAAGTGTAATTGTGTAAAAAATACATATTATCTTCAAAAGACAAACTGCTTGAAACTACTGGACCAGTATAAGTATATGTATTGGTTCCATCGGGAATTGAATTTTCATAATGTTTTTCAGTTTTTAATTTGCCATATTCATATACAAATTCTGTTTTATAAACATCACCATTACTTTCAGTTAATACTAGATTTGTCAAAAATCCATTTTCATAATTATAAACAATTGTTTCAGATTTGTTGGCTAATAAATCAGTATAAATTTCTTTGACTAATTTAATATCTGTGTTAGAAATTGGTTTTTCAGAATCTCCATCCGATGAACATCCAAAAGCAATAACAGCAATAAGTGATAATGTAATTTTTTTCATAGTGTTAATTAAAAAGTAAAAACATATTTTGAAATTTTTCTGAATTTTTTGATTTCAATTCATCTTCTGAATATCCTTCTGATTTATTTATTCTAATCTTTTTAACAAGATTTGATTTAAATTTTTCTAAATCAGATTGTGTTAAATAACAATTTACATTTAATCCAAGTGCTTGTGATCCAATAATACCTATAGAACCATCTCCATATCCAGATATTTTGTAAGTATCACTATGAAGATTTATTATTTCTCCATTTTCAAACATAAAGCTAATGTCATCTTTAGTATCAATTGAAGATACTCCATGAGGAAAAAACTTCAATTCTAAAAAGTAAGAATCGTTTATTTTATTGATTCTCATATTTAAATATATCTTAGATGTTGCAACTATTTTTTCCCAATCTGTTCTTATTATTTTTCTTTTTGTAAAATCATCTGTTTTATTTTCAACAATTTTTTGAGAATATGAATTATTGATAATAGATATAAATGCTAAAATTAATAGTGTTGTTTTTTTCATAATTTTTTATTTTAATACAAATGACTTGATGCTTGTACTTTGAAAATCGACATAATCGAACTCTTTTTTATTTGTTGATTTGGAAATTCATCCTTTTTATTATCCGTTGGTTTACTGATCAAAGTATAATAATCATCAGTATCGCCTTTTGTGATCACTTTGACCATCCTAAAACCATCATTCGTAACAATGGCGTATATTTCGCCAAATGGGAAAAACTCTTTCCAATTATTGATTTTCACCAATCCTATTGCATCGCCATGGCAAATTACTTTGGCCATACTTTGACCTGAAGCTCGCACAACATAATCACAACCTTTAAAAAAAGGATGACTTACATAAGAATCTGGCATAATAGAGTTGTTATTTTCTACTTCTAAAAATCCAGCCGTAAACTCCACATCATAATAAGGAACTCCTTTGGTTTCCTTTTTTTGATTCTTTTTATAATCCAATTCTGTTTCTGAAAAATGATTGATTGTTTCATTTTGATCGTAATCGGATAATTCCATGTTACCAGTACCACTTTTTAACCAATCTCTTTGAACTCCTAAAAAGTCTGCAATTTTATCTAATTTTAGATTGTCTGGTTTTCCTTTGTCTAATATGTAATTTTTTACTGTACTAGCATGTATATCAGTACCGACTGATATTTTGTTAGGGTTAGTATTCTTTAATTCAATAACATGGGATAATCTACTGCCAATAGTTTTCATCAAAAATCATTATTTAGATTTATTTTAAATTAGATATAGGTATCTAAAAAAAGATAAATATATTTGGTAATATCTAATATTAGATATACTTTTACACTTGTAATGTAATACAAAGATAAAAACTTTATTGAGGTAGAGTTTAAAAAATAAGTAAAAACCGATGTATAACCAATTTTTGACGATTATGAGTATTCTAAAAAAAATAGCCAATGCGCTGATGGGAGTTTCTTCTTATGAAGTAATTGATAGTAATGTGTATCATCATTACCACCAACCAACTTCTAAAACTTACTTAAATGGTAAGTTGATTGATTGTTCAGACACCAGTAATCTGCCAAAATCAGATTTTCAGAGAATTATGAAACTTCAAAAAAACATCATATGTCTGTAGCATTAAACCAAATAATCAGAAGTCTGAAACGCATCGATGGATTGATTGCGAATACCGAGGATCATATATCCGTAACCGAAAAATCAACCTATTACAAGGTTTTTAGCACCGAAACCGAAAGGCAAAGTGATTTAGCCAAACTGAATGCCAGTTTAAAAGAATTGCTGCATGAAAAGTTTGGAATTCTGGAAAGCCTAAACAGGCAATCCTCATTTGATATGATGGCAATTTCAAGCTACGAACAAAAAGTAACCCTTTTAAAAACAGTATCCCATGTCTAAAAAGAAAGAAAGTCCAAAAAATGCTGATTCGCACATTAATGTTTTTGAACAGCAAAAAAGAGTCAAAATAAGTGCCAATAACACGCTGGAACTGGCAAAGAAGCAAGAAAAAGATAAGTTATCCAACGGCTTCAAATATTTGAAAATAGATAACAAAACCATGATTTTAAAAAGAGCCTGATTATGAAAATAGATATAAAAAAAGTAGATGGCAAATGGCTTATAAACGGCAAATCATCTGAAAAATGGATTTATGAAGAAAAAAAATTCTTCGATGAATTTTTAATCGCCATGCGATTGATGGATGGAGCGGCAAAACACGACAACTTAAAATTACAATCATGTTAAACACAACAAACTACCAAAAACCGATAAGCGAAGATTTATCGAAACATTTGAGAAACTTCATTACAACCAATGATATCGCAAATGTAGCTACAGAAGTAAGCATGAGTATTGATTACATCAAAAAACTGCTTTACAGAACCGCAAACTTGACCGAGAATAACGAAAAAGTAATTTCGGAATTAACCAAGGTAGCCATTGCCAATTGCTCCAAAAAAATTGAAGAAGCAAAACAGGCATCGAAGTTCTTCAATAAGAATATCACAAAAGAAGTAGCCTAATGTAAAATTCGAGATTATGGCCATAGTACTTACCGATCAACAATACAAATGCTTGCGGGGGCATTTAGACGCTATCGAGAAGATAATCGGTAGCAAGGATCTGGCTGGGAGTTCATCCGTAAAACAGAAAACTCCCAGAGCAGAACCCAAACGGACCAAAAAGCAAGGCATTGAATATTATACCAAGCTTATCGAAAGTGGCAAACGAGGAGGAAAACCAGATTATCTAAAAAAATAAATTATGCTAAACAATCACGACAATTTAGACGATGAAAGAGCAAACAAAATGTTTTCTTTTTTCTTAATAACGGTGGGAATATCTAGTGCAATGGGATTCTTGCTAGGCCTTATAGTAACGCTACTGTTTTTAGAAGCATAAAAAAACCTGATGTTCTAGCATCAGGATCAAAACAAGTTTAATTTTTTAAAGCAAATACAAAATTATGAAAACAATTCAAATAAAAGAAATCACTCTAACTAATTTCAAAGGATTGAGAAATCAAAAAATCATTTTCGAAAAAAACACCAACATCTTTGGAAAAAATGGAACTGGAAAAACAACAATTTATGATGCCTATACTTGGGTGCCTTTTAATAAAGATTCTTCAGGAAGAAGTGATTTTGAAATCAAAACTTTAGATTCTAATAATAAGGTAATACAAAAAATAGAACACGAAGTTGAAAGTATTTATTTGGTAGATGGAGTAGAGATTAAATTAAGAAAAAATCTGAAAGAAAACTGGGTTAAAAAACGTGGTTCAGAAACAACAGAGTTTACTGGAAACGTTACCGAATATTATTTTAATAACATTCCTGTTACTCAAAAAGATTTTCAAGAAAGAGTCAGTAAAATAATAGATGAAACTGTTTTTAAACTAATTTCTAATCCTCTTGCTTTTTGTGTAGATAAAAATGGAATGTGGGGAGATAACAAACTTCCTATGTGGAAAAACAGAAGAAATATATTGGTTGAAATTGGAGGAACAATATCTGATGTTGAAATTTTAGACAAAATCGCTACCATCCAAAACAAACAAGAGATTTTGAATTTAACTAACGCTTTAAATAGCGGTAAAACAATTGAAGATTATCAAAAACAAATAATCGCTTCTATCAAAAAAGCAAAAGAAGATTTAAAAGCAATTCCAACCCGAATAGATGAGGTTTCAAAAAGTAAACCAGAATCGTATGATTTTGTCAACTTAAAAATAAGCCTTGATATGAAAGAAAAGGCTTTGGTTAGGGTAAATGGTGATATAGAAAATAAATCATCGGCTTATGATGGGAAATTGGCTGAAATCAACCAGAAGAAAGCAAAAGCGAACAGCATCAAATCGGAAATTCAAATAATCGAAAGCAATACCAAAACCGATATTGAAAACAGTTTGAAACCTGATACTTCAGCTTTGGAAACTTTGACTAGAAATTTGCAAACCAAAAAAGGAGAATTGGCAACCGCTGAAAATGGATTGAATACTTTGAATTCAAAACTTTCAACCGCTAAAAGTCAGGTAGAAGAAATTGATACTAAACTTTCTAATCTGCGTGATGAATGGACCACAGAAAATGCAAAAGAGT